CGAACCTCCCGAGCATCTTCTGCCCGGTCCATCCATGTCGATAAATTCGCTTTTGCCCGCTCAAACTCAAACTTGAGTTCATCCACATCAGGCTTGTCTTCAAAAATCTGTACTTCGTTCTCCATAATTTCTCCAATTTCTCCTTTAGGATTCTACCATTTTATTTCGTAAATTTGTCAGGGCTTTGGCCTCTATGCGGGCAACTGTCTTGAACGATACACCGATGAAATCCGCTATCTCCTCGAGCGTAAAACTGCCAGGCTCACGCTCCTCCTCCATCGCATCCAATGCCTCATCCACAACCATCTCCCGAAGCATCAGATCGATCCTCCGTTGCATCTGTGCATCCGTCTCATGCTTTGCGATACAGATCATCCTCCCCCTCGACTTTTCTCACCAGCACCATGCTCTTAGGCGGATGGTTATCATTTGGCCTCTTAATGCACCTTCCGATCCCCTCCTTGTGCTCAAAGTATATCAGCATCATCCGAACATTCGGGACCATCTTCAATACCCTCGCCTCCTCAATCTCCACAGTCTTCTTTACCTCCTCTAGCGGGACTACCGGCTTGCTGTCCTCTTTATATATCCTCTGAGCAGTCGACCTCGAACACCTCGCCGCTTCCGCCACCTTCGGCCAACTCATGCCCGCATTTCTCGCCATCACAATCTGTTGCCTGACTGCCTTTGATATCTGTACATTTTTCTTACCCATCAATAACTCCCTCCTCCAGTTGCCACCATTTCCTCCTCGTCAAAGTATTCAAAATTGCCCACTGCGAAGTACCTGGCATTATCCACAAAGTCCTTACTCGGACATTTTAACCCGGCACTCGGCTGATATGCCTGCATACAACTAATCAGATTCTGACACTCATCGCTAAACATCAGCCTGGGCTTATTATCCAAATCCATCGGCTCACTCCGATCCCATGCCAGCAGATTATTGATTGCCTGCAATCCCGTCTCGATGTCCAACGCCTCAGCCGGCTGTACGATGATATCTTCATCCGATAAATCATCTATTATGTTAGAACTTCCCTCCGACTTCTGATAGCTCGCCGATCCCAACCTCGGGTCGATTATCCGTGTAACCATATTATCCCCGCAGATCGATTCCATCCGCCGGATCTCCTCCGCATAATCCTTTAACCCATACCCATTAGGCTGGGCCGCCTCGCCGGCACTCAGCTTGTCCTTGGTCAGGTCAATCCATCCTCCCCAGGTGTCGAAATCAGGAAACTCCTTGACCGCCCAGGCTACCCCGTGTGCATCGATAGCAAATAATACCATCGTCCAGGGCTTTGCCCCAGCAGGGTCAATCGATAATACCCAGTTCGCATCCGTAAAATCAGGGAGTTTTTCCGATTGCACAAAATTCTTGTCCGTCAGATTAGGGAATATTGCCCTAGACTGCCTCACAGGCACTCCATAGGCCCGACAAAGGATCGTTTCCCTCTTTTCCCCCTCCAATTGATTCTTCATCGCCGCCCATCCGCCAAAGGGGTTGGCCGCTGTGTGGAAATATACCACGGAAGACGCTTTGCGGATGGGCTGTTGGACCAGGGGAACCTCCTCACCATCCAAAAGATCCGCCTTTGCCGATTCGACTGTCTTCGCTCCCGTCAACATACTCTTTACCACCGAGTTCCACCCATCTACGGCCGTGAAGCTGATAATTCCCTTACTATTCCGAGTTACAGTTCTGAATCTAAGAGTCTCTACCCAAGGCATCGGTACAAGCTCATCCGCCCAGTAGCCGATATTATGGGTTCCGTTGACCGGTTCCTGCGGACAGCCGATCTCTCCTCCCTCAATCGTGCTGATATCCTGCGACCAATTACGGAAAATACACTCGGATCGATTAGGCAAAGTGAACTTGCCGGCAGTGAAGCCATTTCTGAGCGAATACATGACATATCCGACCTTACCCCTGCCTAACGATTTCAACTCCTTGGGCAGATATTTAAATATTAGCTTCTGCTGAAACTGTATGCTGTTAGCCGATGTTTCCGTTAAGCACCATATGATCGTTCCTGGGTTCTCTACGAGGCACTGAACTACCCTTTTAGCCGCCCATTCCGATTTACCTGCCCTGTTACCTCCCATAACGAGGATCTCCTGATGCGATTTGAGAATATTGTCTGCCCGCTTCCAGGTATCCAGTTCAAATCCATGCCGATATGGATCATCCTTCTCGAGCTTGATCGCTTCTTCCCTTCTCTCCCAGTATGCCAAAATATTCTCAGGGGTCATTCCCAGCATCTCGTCTTTCGTTAAGGCGGGAATGGCGGGGTGCGGTGACCAGTCTAGAGGCATTCCCGATTGTAGCAGAATCAGGGGGGCGAGTAACCTCGGGGGCGGCAATTTGTCAGAATTTTTTTATGGGACACAATCGGTCGCGGTGGCCGGCGGCCAGGTTGACCGGACCCCCTCCCCCCCTGTCTGTTTGTCAGGATCATAATATTTTTGATAGTGCGAAATAGAGTGTTTTTTCCGTAAGTCGCTGATATATATATGCATACAGAGTAAATGAGTCTTTTTCAGTATTGCGTAAAATAGTGATTATGTCTAATTGTACTTGCGTTGATCCTTATTGAGAATACTTTCTCAAATTATCTCACCGATTGATTTTATGCCTACTAAAAGACCGAGAGTTTACCAGCAAGCAGAGAACCTTCCGGCAAATCTGAAGACCGAGGAAGCCTGTCCAAACATCTTTACAGGACAAAAGTTCTTCGATCAAAGACCACAGGATTATGCATTGGTCGTTAAGATGCTGGCAGAAGGATCAACGATCAAACAGATATGCAAAACCTGTAAAGTTTCTCCTCATACTATAGCTATCGTTAAATCCCGTGAAGGAGATACGCTGAAGGAGTCTAAAAAGCATTTACGATCCTTAATTGGTACTGCGACCCATCTCGCCGTAGAAAAGCTCATAACGAAGCTACAGGACGATGAAATCCCATCAGGGGTTCTACCAATCGCTACCGGCATCCTAATTGACAAACATCGCCAGTATGAAGGTGAACCTACTCAGACTATCGAAGTGAAGAAATCTTTGAGCCTGGATGAGATCCGAGCCGAGCTTGCCAATCTGAAGGATGAAAAAGTGGTTGAAGCTGAGGTTACCGACATAGATTAACAGAATAGCCCTTTAAAGCCCCGTAGAGGACGCTGAGAGCGTTTTTACCCTCCAATCTATACAATCTACCACGCTAAGGCATAAGACCGCCAATCCCGCCATTCCTCTGAATGCCCTCTTAGACGGGATTGGATTTATATCGAATGCCCGATTAGCTGTGATTGCTGATAGTGTATTCTTATCGGTTATCTGATGGTTATATTTATACCTCTTAGACGGCATAGGATTTATAACGAGTGAATGGGTAGGCTGAGTGATATCGGTTCCACCGGTTAATCGGTTAATCTGATGATTCATTTTAATCTTTCAATCGAGTGAGCTTGTAGGCTGATGGAGTAGTTGTCCTGGTTCATGCCGCCTTAGCGGTTTGGCGGACTATTGCGGTAGCTTTAGCTATTGGGCCGGCTACGGGCCAAAGCCTTAGTCCGAAGGACAACTACTTTTCAGCCTGTCTTTAGTCTAGAGAGTAGTAGTGTGTATACTATATAAGGCCGACACTACTACTCTTTTAACTATTTAATTAACTTATTCGCTTTTCAGTTGGAGCTTCAAAGAATAGATATTCTGATTACCTGGACCATTCTTTTCGACATCAATTTTACTTTTTGAGAGGTTATATATGCTCGCCCACATGGCATCGGTAATCTTGTTATTTGTCTGCTGTTCTAAAAGTTCAATAACTTTTGATTTACCGATAATCGGCTTATCTTTTAACAGGGTCAAAAACTTCTCGGATAAGGCCTCATTAATCTTTTTTTGCTGGGTGGATATCTGACCTGGCTTTCTGAACTTAGCCTCGAGGTCGGGCTTATGCTCGAAAAGGGGGAAGGTTTCAGCGGAAAATTCGAGGACTTTAGGAGGTGAGAATGGGCAGTTTCGGGAGGTGGTTTCGAGGATAAGATGCTCCTCTTCTTCGTGAGCGGTTAGGGTTAGGATGGCATCGGGATCTCTTGCGAATACCCCTGAACCGCTTGCCCTATCTATATGATCCGTCTCAGCTTT